GCCATTCATAGTGCTGTTCCTGCTGGTAACGTAACAATGACAAACCACTGAAAATTCCAGCAATGTCAAAACGAAAATTAGTTTCATTATCTGCCGCAACTTGCTCGAAGATTTTTTTGAAGAGCCAGTCAGTATCAGCAGAGTGCCACACCCCATATGAACTTACGTCTCTGATACCCGTGTCTATTCTCGAAGATCCTGGTTCTTCGTTCTGTACAGTAGCTACATAAGGTTCCATATTATCTGCAAGACTAATTATCTTATCACACTCTGATACATCAAGGAAGGCATTATGAAATGTTAACTGAGATGGTTTGGGGGGTTCTGGTATGGGGAAATAGATATTATTCGATATCATCTTGGTATCGCGAGAAGTATTCAAGAGACGTTAACTTCTCTTCTGCCTGTGCTATCTGACCAACCAGTTCATCCATAGAATCTATAATGTGTGGATGATCGCCAACGCCTACAGAGTTTTCAAAGTAATTAGAAAGCTCGGCTTTGGCTACAGCTATCTCTCCTTTATAACGATATTCTAAAGCTTTGTATTTCATATACTACCCCTATAACTTTAAGTAAATTCCTAATAGAACTATGAATACGGCAGCTAGTTCTATCCCAAGAATTGTATGATACCATATCCAACGGACTTTGTACATTCTTAATTCAATACGCCTATCCTCCTGTTGAAGTTCATAATCTTCAACTACCTTGGCCCACTTTCTTATTCTATCCTTCACAACTTAAACACTCCACGTCTTCAAGATTTATCCTCGGTATTTTAATATTAACATTCTCTGCGCCTCTAACCGACTCAGATCTTAAATAGTACATAGATTTTAAATTATTAGCACCTGCCCAGTGGACATCGTTAACATATTGTAAGAATTCATCGTGTACTTCTTGTGGTTCTGTTGTCGGGGGAGGTATGAAAAATAGATTCACACTCTGACTCTGGCAGATATACTGTTGTCTTTGATGAGCATGTTCAACTATCCATATCTGGTTTAGTTCTGGTGCTGTCTTGTATATTTCGAGCTCTTCTTCAGTGAAGATGTCTGTCATATGCTGAATAGATCCTTGATGACTAATAATATCTTTCCATAGTTCGTCTCTTTCTTTTACCTTAAAGCCCTTTTTTGTTAGAAGCTTATCAAGGTGTTTATTCTTAACCTGGAAACTTCCACTCAGCGTCTTGTGCGTATATGCGTTCGCCCTCGTAGGCTCAATAGAAGGAGACGTTCCACCACATATAATGGAACTAGAAGCGTTAGGAGCAATAGCCAGTAGATGAGCATTGCGCCTACCACTGCCAGCCATATCAGGAGCTTCCCCCCTATACTCGCCCAATACCAGGCTTGCTTCGTTGGCCTTTCTTTTGATGGTTGAGAAAGCTCTGTGATTAAAGCTCGCGGCGAATACTCCGTCAAAAGGTAGTCCATGACTCTGTAAGTAACTACAAAACCCCATCGTTCCAAGACCGATTGAGCGTTCTCTATATGCTGAATAAGCGGCTTTTGTAAAGCCTTCTTTACCTTCTCGAACATAGTTTTTAAATCTCCTAAAGTTTGAATTGTAATCGCTGTCTAATACTTTTACATCTACGATGCTCTCAATAAATAATTCTAAAACATTATCCAGCATGGTAATCATATCAGATATAAACAGTTCGTCCTTTGACCAAATGTCAAAATGTTCTAGATTAACACTCGACAAACAGCACACGGCTGTACGCTCTTCACTTGTTGGAAGAGTTATTTCTGAGCATAGATTACTCTGGTTTATTCTTAAACCTAAGTCCTTCTGCTCTCTCGGCAGATGTTCATTACATATGTCTAGGTTAATAATATATGGCTCACCAGTTTCAAAACGAGTCTGTATAAGTTGCCACCACAGCGATCGAGCACTTACAGTTTTTAAACATTCCTTAGACTTTGGATCTATTAATCTCCAGGTGTCATCAGCTTGCACAGCTTCTAAGAACTGGTTAGTTATGTTGACTCCATTGTGTATATTAAGACTCTTGCGATTAATATCACCACCAGTTGGCTTACGCATGGCAATGAACTCCTCGATCTCTGGATGATTGATGTCCATGTAGGCCGCATAGCTTCCTCGCCTCGTGGTGCCTTGGTTGAAGGCAAGCATCTCACTGTCTACCATATGCATGAAAGGTATGGAGCCAGTAGAACGGCTTCCACTACTGGATGACACACCGTTGCTGCGTACCTCACCCCAGTAACCACCAATTCCCCCGCCTGCACTGGCAAGCCAGCCATTCTCCTCATAGTGGGCAAAGAGTCCCTCTCTTGAGTCCGGTACATAATTAAGAAAGCAGCTTATAGGTAAGCCTCTAGTCGTACCGCCATTAGAAAGTATCGGGGTACTGAACATGAACCAACGCTTACTAGAGTAGTCATATAGACGCTGTGCCAAATCAAAATCTGTGACACCTTTATAAGTTGCAGAGAAGACAGATGCCCTAGCAAAGGCTTCTTGGGCATGTGTTTCATTCTCCCAAAAGTATCTATCCTTCAGCGTTAATAGACTGAAATCATCTAGTTCTTTATCTAAATCATAGTCAATCTTTATTCCTAGATATTCAATTGTCCCAGTTTTTGACGTGGCTGTCAATGTCATCTAAGTTATCCTCATATTTAAGTTCTTCTTTTTTAATTTTTTTAAATCTTTTACTTTTTGAATTAGTCTTAGATTTCTTACGTTTAATATATTTTACTCGCCTATCACCCTTCCTGTCCCAAGACATTATGGTCCTCCATAAACTTGACAAGACGCTTCTCATACCACTCAGCCTTATTCAGATCTTCCAAACCATTCTTGTATCGGAATCTCCAGCGGTACTTCATGGAGTTACCCCGGAGGTAGCCTATATATTCTTCATCTGATAGCATTGCCTCGATTGCATCTATGCATTCTGTATGACCTTGGTTATAGTGTTTGGGGCTGTGTACATTGTTATATTGTTTGTTATAATCTCTTGGCTTATACATTGTACCTCTCATTATCTTCTGTCTCTTACGCGCCTCTCGGTATTCTTCACCATCAGTTTTACTATGCTTGGCTTCCCATCTTCGAGCCATCGCATCCCACTCATCAGGTGTAGGATCGTTTAATGTTCGTGTCATTTGTTTATCCACTCATCAGGTAAGTTATATTCGGAGAACCATCTGAACCCATTGGCCTCGGCCCACTCCGCATGGGAACGTTTGGTTCCGTCCTTTCTCTTCTTTGCTCCAGGCATAGGGGCCTGTGGATTAGCAAAGATAAAGACCAATTCAGTACTAGGCATTAACGTCTTCTTAATCCATATGTATTTGCTGAATTCAGCGTAGTCCCAGAAACGTCCTTTAGCCTCCAGTAATATTTTAGTGTACCCCAACCGCCTCACAAAATCAGGGTGATAAGTATGCTCAATGACGTAAGGGACTTTCTCTGAGTGGTGCTTCCACTCTTTAAGTAGTTCGCCATGTAAGTGCGCTTCCCATTTAGAATCATATCCACTTGGGACATCCTTCTCAATAGGCCTACGTTTTCTGGGTTGTCTCTTTTTAATGTATAGTTCCTTGTCGCTTGATTAATTCTTCTTCGATAGCATCTTTAAGTTCCATAAGGACTATAAAATCTATATCTTCTATAAGCCCGCCCGTCATTATATAACCGGAGAGACCTACTAGGAGCTGGTGAAGTGGTCTTGGCTCACCCCCGGACTGCCAATCTTTATAAGACATTCCAGATCCTCCATTGTTATTGATTCAATATCTGTATCAGGCTTTTGTCTCACGAGAATCTTTATTTTTTTCCTTATCCACTTCGGAGAATGGACGCTCAAATGTGCTGTCATGTCTCGGTAAGTGAGATTATCTTTTGGTGCCATCTGCCAGACATTATTTTTATTAACTTTGGCAGCTTCTTCCTCAGATACAAGTGTCTTCAACCACTCGATGAATAGGAGGACTACTTGTCTGCTAATCCTTTTAGATACTTTACTATTCATTGACTGCTAATTCTTGTACCTTCGGGGTAGAAATAACACGGGTGAAATACTTGAGACCGGCAGCATACTTGAATATTCTCAAGCCTCTACCATTATTGGCGTCAGCATAACACTCTACCTTATGTGGACAGTAGCCACATTCTCTGGGTAGCCTGTGATTACCTTTAGCTCCTTCAGGGACTGTATTATAACACCTTTCCGGTGGTGTGTCTAGGTCTGCCGCATTTCTAACATCTTTTATCTTGCTTTTAACATTCACCTTTACGAAGGGTCCGGGCTGATATAGGGCAAGCTCACCACTCTCTTTATTAAGAGCTATGAAGCCGCCATCACTAGTTCCCTCTGCCTCTTCATATCCAGATAGCTGTGCCATGTAACCGAATGGATCGCTAGTATGTAGTGTCCCGTCCTTAAACTTCTTGAATGCAAAGTTAGAAGCTGTCTTAATATCAACAACCTCTCCATCTATCTTACAATCAATGTGGCCTAAGACACCATCAACC